ATGGTCAAGGTAGTGCCAGAGACTGCAACCACTTGAGTATTAGCAGCTAGGTATGTGCCTGTTACTGTCATCCCAGGGGCTATACCGGTAGCGTCTGTCACGATGATTTGGCTCAAGTTGGTCTGCAATGTGCCCGTCGTACTGCGGTTTGTTGATGCATTGGCGTTTTGACTTAGCGTTATTAGCGCGGTGTTTGTATTGGTGGTGATGGTGCCACTTGGCAAGCCGAATCCCGTCACCGGAGTGCCAACGTCAAAATTGACGGCTTGCGTAAGCGTCAGGATATTGCTGCCGGTGGTTACGTTGCCAAGAAGCCGCTGTTGTGCAAACCGCAGTTCGCAACTGTTCAACCGTTTGCCGCACACATCTTCCCCGATGGACCCAACTGGCTGATCATTGAAGTTGAAGTATGCGTTGCCGGTATAGCCGCATTCGGAGCCACGATAGATCCACTGGCATATATTGCTGACGCATTGCCGCTTGGGTGCTCTGACACCTACAAGGTCAAACGCAGCGGCAAGTTCAAATTCAATAAGATCTCTATTCTCTCCGGCCTTGCGATCGACGTAATAGATCTCACGCGGGAACTCGGCGGTCGGGTCCGGCGTGCCGTATGGGTTGGTGCCACCGGGGAAGTTAGCACCGTCGATGTAACGTGCCAACGTGCGGATGCGTGTCACCTTGGCGCCTTCTAAACCATTAGGTAACGACAAAATCAGTGCCGTGATGGTGCCAAAGATATTGCTAACGCGCAACTTGGGGCGTGGCAACGAACCCGTGCCTGTGTATTCAAACTCTGTTGCCTCGATTGGGAAAGCCAGATACGTTTGGCTGTTCCAGATGATATTGCCGTTGCCGTCAGCATTGACGCCAGCGTGGAAGTAATAAGTCTCATTTACACCGTGCTGCGTTGCATTTAGCTCAAGCTGAAACAGCTCGATTACAGCGCTAGGTGCAATGGCCTGTAGGTCGGAAAATGGTACAGCCATCAGGGTTCAAATACCTGCTTGAACGTAGCGCGAATCACAGCACGAAATGGCTCATCGATTGATTTTTGCCACTCGCTACAGATCCACTTGTAGCTGGTGCTGGTATCCGGTGGCGTCCAGTCAAATGATTCGGCACCGGCGCGAGCCTCAAGGAATGTTTCAATTTCGTCGGATACTTCCTCGGTTACATTCCACTCAAGCGTCCATTCCTTCGGGTCTTGGTTGAGGCCAAACCGTACGCGCTGCTCGTAGCCGTCGCCAAACTTGGTAGAGCGCACGGTAGGCGCACTGCTCTTGCTGGCGCCGACGCGGGGTTTGTAGTCGGGGAAGGTAGCCATTAGCGTGCCAAGATGCCGCCTGGGCGTTGTTGTTTGATTAGCTCTGACTGTACTGCAGCACTGATGACACGGCCAAGCTGGTTAGCGCCTTGCTCGTCGCCTTCTACGCTGCTGCCTTTGGCGTCTACGTTGACGACCACGTTAGTGTTGCCGCCGCCCATCTTGTCGTTAGCGACGATGGTGCCACTGCGGCCTGGCACAAACAGCTCGGGGCCACGCTCGCCCACCATGTACATCTGGCCGCTGGATACCGGACCACCTTTGGCGCGACCGGGGATCAAACCCATCCCAAACGATGATGGGTTGAACGATGATGCAGTGCCGCTAAATGCACCACTGAAGTTGCCAACCGGGCCAATGCCTGCGCCGCCGCCAAACAACCCAAGCAACTGCTTGAAAGCATACATGACAACCATTTGAGCAATAATCTCAGTTGCCATATCAATGAATGACTTGGCTATATTTTGGAAGAACGATGCCAAAGATTCCTGAACGCTTTGTGTTCCTGTGATGATTCCTTGGAATGAAGATGAAAAAGCATCACCAATGCCCTGAGCGCCGCGTTGCGCCATGTTGATTGGATCTTGCAATTCAGCCAGCTTGGCTTTATACTCATCAATCTTTTGCTGTGCGCGATCACTTGGATCAAGGTTTACATCTGTTCTAAATGCACCAGCGCCGCCGGGCAACATCCCGCCCATTGACAAGCCAGCAAGCTCATAAAAGACTTCTAGTTGCTTCTTAAGTTCTTCGGTTTGCAGCTCTAATGTTTGCAGTCTTCTGATTTCATCATTAACCGCCATTAAGTTTACTTTTTGCTCTGCATCTTTTAATTCATTTATTTCGCGCAGGCGATCTTGATGCTCATATTGAATCTGGAGTCGCTTGCGTTCAATTTCGGATGTGGTGCCGAGTAATACGGCTTGGCGAGAGAATTGGCGGAACAGGTCATTACCACGCTCAACTGACCGCTGCAGTTCATCCGCCAGCCGCTTGGCTTCGTCAGCAGCTTTGCTGGCGCCACCACCGCCTGCACTGCGGCCGCCGCCGCCGCCTACCGTAGCGCCTAAGGGCGTATTAAGCGCATTGGGCAGCGCAGGCAGTGTTGGCTTGGATGCAACAGGCGACTTAAATTCAGGCTGCTGCTTTAGCAGTTGCATAAACTTTTCTGTATTCATTCCAAGTCCCAAAAAGCCAGTGCCAGCGCCAGCTTGTTGCTGCAATGACTTTCTGCGCTTTTCGCCAATTGTTTCATCAATGCCAGCAAGAGTTCTTGGTGCGGCTCCTATTTGCCCTGACTGCACAGCTTGCTGCGCAATCATTTTGTTAGGGCTCATTGAAAACAATTGTCCTAATACTTGGATGCCTTTTGTTGCTTCTGCGATTACAAAGTTAATAAGCCGAACAATGCCGCCCAATGACGGGCCCAGCACTGTATCAAGGGCTCTAGTTAAATTGCCAATTTGGTTGACCATTTTTGATATTTCACTTGACACCGTACCGCCAAGCTCCTGGGTTGCCTTTTCTGCTACTCCGCTAGCGTTGGCTTGCTTGGCAACGTTTTGATTATATTTAACCAGATCATCATTGACAAGCGGAAGAATTGCTTTAAGCGCATCTACGCTGCCAAACAACTTAACGAGCTGGGTAGTGCTGCCTCCTGTTTTTGTTTTTACTTCCTCAAGTAAACCGCCAAACCCCTTAGCGCGTAATCCTGCTTCGTTAAATTGTATGCCCAAAGATTTTGCAAGCTCTTCAGCTTCTTGGCTAGGTTTTAAAATTGAAACCAACGCTTGATTTAATCCGGTAAATGTTGCTTCAACCGGTACGCCCTGCGCGGTTATTGTGGCTATGGCGGCATTCATTTCATTGATGCCAACACCTGCAGCCTTAGCAGTAGGAGCAAGTCGGCCTATAAGCCCTGCATATTCATTTAATATAATTTTGCCGTCGTTTTGAGTTTGTATAAACCCATCTACCAGCGATGCAGCATCATCCGCCGACTTGCCGTAAGCGTTAAGAACGCTGGTTACAGCATTGCCAACGGTGTTAATGTCTGATAGCCCGCCTGTTGCGCCTTTGGCTGCAGCTTCTAAGACTTTTGTGTTATCCGCTGCATTGGCGAATCCAGACGAAGCTACATCATAGGCTGCTGTTAGCAACTGAGTTTGCGAATAAAGACCTCCTAGTTTTTGGCTTAAGCCTAAAAGATTGCCTTCTAATGCTTTGCTGTCTACCCCAAGTGTGCGGACTGCCGCTGCAGCTTTTTCCGCTTCGTTGAATCCTTTAAAATACCTTCTTGCAACATCTGCAACCGCTAGGCCGGTTCCTAGATTTGATAATGCGCGGGCGAGAACATTGATCTTACTAGTAGAGGCCTGCGCCGAATCGCCAAGTTTAATAAACCTGCCGTTTGCGTCACGCAGCTTGCCGTCTACGCCTTTGAATGTTTGCTCAAGTTTGCTGCCGGCGTCATTAACCTGCCGCAGCTTGCTGACCGCATTACGGCTGTCAACGTTAATAGCAACGTTTGCGACAACCGACACAGCCGACCTACCGTCTTCGCTTCATTCTACGTTCCTGCTCTTCGTTCTGCAGCTCAAAATAAGCTGACCATACCAGCAACTCTTCTAGTGTTACCTCTTGGTTGAGCTTGGCCAATGAGTAGCCAAGCTCTTTCGCAATACCAAGTTGCAGCAGTAGCAGGTTGTCTTTACTTAGCTCCCGCTTGAGTGCTTTTCATGTCAACCTCTTCCTCCTCGGGGTTGGTGATGATCGCCAGCATCAATGCCTGCAGGTCGGCGTCCATTACCTCGTTCTTCAGCTCAGCGATCTCGCCAGCAGCAAACAATCGCTGCCCTGCATCATCTACTGCTTTGGTGACCAGCAGGTTCAATGCAAACCCATTGGGGTCATCGCCGCCAGGCATCTTTTGCGCCCGCTCGCGTTCGGACATCGTAAGCGGCGCTGAGTAAAACTCGAACTCGCTGCCGTCGTTTAACTTCACCGTACGCTTAACGGGCGTCAGATTAGCTGCTTTCTTGAGGCGTGACAGCGCAGACGTGGTTGCCATGAATATCAGTGATTCGCTATTACTTTAAGCATAAAAAAGCCCCCAGCGCAAGCCGAGGGCGTATGTAATGGTTTATCAGGCGCTGGTGCTGAAGTCAAACGTAGGAGCACCGCTCGGGCGGAAGGTGATTTCCACCTGCTGAGCATCGTCTGGGTTGATGTTCAGGCTGGCGCTCAGCAGTACAGCATCCATGGCGATGCTGCGGCTAAGGGCCTCGGTTGCCTGCAGGTCGGTGTACAGCTTGAAGCCGCAACCAACTTGCTGGCGCTGCAGCACGTCCTCGACCATCCGGTTCGACAGCGCTGCGTCTTCGTTGGTGACGTAGACGGTAGCGGTGCCGGTGCCATCAGCAAAGCCGGGGATGTAAGCGCGGAAAGGTGCATACTGGCCAGCAGCTTGGCCGATGGTGGTCACGTCGATTTCAGCGCGGCTGATTTCAAATGACCATGACTGCACTTGTCCAACCGAGGCAAATGCTGCGTAGTAAACCTCAAACTCGTTGGGCGCTACGGCAGTGCCATCGTCGGTGATGGCGAGGATGGTGCCGCCGAGCGTGCCTGAAACGGTCAACGCACCAGTCGCTGCCGTATAGGTCAACACGAAGTAAGTGGTAGCGGCATCAATCGGTGCGGGCAGCGTGCCAGTACCAGAGCCGCCGGTCTGGCTGTTGATCACGCGGAACTTCACCGGGTCGCCAGCTTTGAAATTCAGGTATGGCTCAACGGTGATGACATCAGTGCTGACATTGACGCCAGCTTCACCGAAGGTGCCGGTGGTGCCGGCGGGCTTGTAGTAGAGAGCGCCGGACGTACCGGACAGGACAGTGACGGCCATTTTGTGAACGGTAGTGGCTGTGTCAGTCTAAATAGGCTTCAAAGGTAATCGTAAGTTGCGTCTGATAATACGCCTCAGGCGCTGCTGGTGCTACCTGCGCCGGGCCTGATGCGGCGTCAAAGATAATGCTCGATAACTTTACGCGGTCAAATAAGTCCTTTAGCCGCTCTGCAATGGTGAAGTTAGCGGCAGTCCCAACGCCTACGGGAGTGAAGACATTGACCACCAATGTGCCGTTCTGCCGGTTGAAGCCAGCGCTACCTATCGGTCGTAGCGTTGCATAGGCATTATCGCCAAAGCGGATGAACACCTGCACCCATGGCGTGTTGTTAGGCGGCGTGAATGGTACATTCTGATAGCTCACCGGATATACAGGTGCTACCGCCAGCTCAGTTGCGATGCGCCCTTCGATGGCAGCGCGAACGTCGTTGTAGGTGCTGCTCATGATTCCCTCCCGATGCGGTCGGCATTGACTTGCACAAACCCTTGGATGTCTTTGGCAATGCCTTGCACCCATCCCGGCCCGTCAGTTTGAAGACTGCTACCTTTGCTCAACGGCGCAGTTTCCAGCTTTTCGGCGTACGGCAGGTTGTTGTGCACGCTGTAAATGTTGCCGAGTTTTTCTTGGCTGTAGCCAAGCCGCTCAATAGGAATTGCGGCTTGTGCAGCGGGAGCACTGCCAAACTTTGTGGTCGTGTAGCTGCCTTCAGGCTTTTGCCCGCCTGGTGCTGCGTTTTCACCCACTTGCCAGCTAACCCGAAAACGCCCCGTATCAACAGGACTTAGCAGCTTAACGCGGCTGTCAGTTTCCAGCACCGCAACACGCAGCAGTTTCTCAAACTGCTGGCTGGCGTAGTCGCCGATATCAGCAACACGGATGGTGCGTGCCATTATGCCCTCAGAATCAATTCGTAGGTGATGGCGATATTATCTTGCTCGATGGTCTGCACTTGAATCACCTGATGGGCTATATTTGCAATGATCACGCGGTCAGCAGTGGTCGGCGCATTAGCAAGGTCTGCCGCTGCAATCAGCAACCGCTTGTCGCCTGCTTGGATCAGATCATTCACTTCACGCAGATTCACGTCCTGCAATACGCCACGCACGGCGGTGTCAGTAGTGGTTTCAGCAGCGGTGCCAGTAGTTGCGTTATAGGCGCCCAGCGTTACACGGCGAATGGTTGCCGTGCCGCCAAACTTTGCCATCAACTTGCTGGCAACCTTCCGTAGCGGGCTGGCTAGTGTCATCACGCAACTTGCAC